CTTGTCGGCCACCGCGTTGTACGGCACCGCCAACCCCGTGATGGTGCGCGCCGTAGCGTCCACGGTCGGGGCGGCCGCGGCCCCGTCGAAGTCACGCGCGTCGAAGGTGAACGCCGGGCCGGCCGCGTCGAAGCGTGCCGACGCGGCCGGGCCACGGTTGGTCCCTGGCGACGCAGAGCCCGGGACCGCCGCCGAAGGAGCCGGCTCAATAGCCTTAGGGGTGAACGCGCCCACGGGGATCCCTTCCTGCGCGGCGATCCACGCGGGGTCGAGCCCGATCAATGTCTGCATGCCCTGGTAGTAGGCGACGCGGCCAGCCGGATCAGGCTTGAGGTAGTCGTTCAGGTCGAAGCGCACCGAGTAGCCGTAGCGGGTCACGTCACCCATCGACAGCCGGTCGGTGATCGCCGACATGTACGGCGCGTACATGCGGTTGATCTTGTCGCGCCGTCGGGCATCCTCGTTCTGATAGGTGCGCGAAGTGGTGGACACGCCGATGTCCTCAGGGTCCACACCGAGCCCGTTCGCGATGTCGACCATGACGCCCGACCTCAGATCGGCCAGCGTCAGATCCTTCGGCGACGGAGCCTGCACGTCCACCCGCTTGACCGTGCCCGGGATCCAGCCGACGAACGGTCGGGTCTGCCGCATCGACGCGTACTCATCCAGCCATTGATCAACATCGTCGTCTTCCATGCCGTCAATGTCCGGGTCGTCCGTGTCGGTGAAGTACTCCCGCAGCGCCGGATTGTTGGCGTACTCCTCGACCAGCCGATCGATCGCGATCGCCACCCGCACCGACCGGCCGCACGACTCCAGGATGCCCGGGTTCGGCGAGTCGAACCGGATCATGAGCCTGGTCGCGACCTGCTCATACTGGCCGTTATCCAGCTTGATCCAGACGAACTTGTCGTCCCCCGGTTGCGGCGTCCCGGTCGGCCGCTTACACGACACCCGGTCGGGCTCGACCCGGCGCACCGACGCGGGGAACCCGTCGAAATCCTGGCCGGTCACCCGCCACCAGCCGACCTTACCGAGCGCGAGATCCTCGATCAGCATCGACAGGACGACCACGTTCGGCACGTCCGGGTCGTACTGCCGGAACAGCGCCGACTGCTGAACCTCCGTGCCGCGGTACAGCCGCAGTGGAATGGTCGCGATCGAGCACAGTTCGTTACGGCCGCGGAGCACCGCGGCCACCGACAGCGCCTCTTTGCGGCTGACCGGGCCGACCCCGTTACGCATGGCGGTCAGCAGCCGGTCGACCGGTTGTGGTGCGAGGTCGAACGTCCGGGCCGGAGGAAGATCAAGAGTGAGTGGGCGCGGTGGTGTGACCAGCGTCAGCACGCGATCGAGCGCGGCTTGGATTCGTCCCACGCGGGCAGTGTAACCGGATCATGCCGTTACGCCGCGTGCGAGCGTCGCGACACTTTCCGCTGGCGGGGTAGCGACCGCGCCAGGTGGGCGGCCCCGGCCACCGCGTACACGGCGTCGACGTCCCCGCCACCGCGCCGGACGAACACCCACGTATTGCCCTGCCACCCTTTCTCGGCACCGGTCACCTGGTCGTCGAGCATCTCCTGACCGGAGTGCAGCAGCGTCTTAGCGACAACCTCCTTGGCGAAGGCCATGCACACGGCCGCGGTCTCGCTCTGGATCTCCGCCACCGTCGTACCGCGCCGCGCGAACCGGCCGCGCATCTTCGCGGCAACCGCGGCCGCCGGCCCGGACGGAAACCAGCCGACCACCCGCGGCTTGATCAATTCGGTCAGGCCGGGCAACGCGCGTTCAAGGTCGGTCGCCGCCCGCGGCCCCGTGAACTCTGCGACCGTCTCGACCCGGACGCGGCCATCGTCGAGCACGGCCGCCGCCCCCACCGTGGCGTGCTCGCCGTCGGGACTCAGGTCGATGCACAGCGCGACCCGCGTCCGCACCGAGAGCAGGTCGGCCGGCTCTAGACACAGCCCCCACACCCGCGAGGGGATGGCCGGATTCATGACCTTGACCCGGACGCACAGCCGCTCCGTCATGAACCCGGACAGCGCCTCCCCGCCCAGCCGCTTCGCGCGCCGGGCCGCGGCGAGCAACACCTCTAGGTCGAGACCGTGCCCCACGCGCGGGTTGGCCTGCACGAGCGCGTCGACGTCCTCCGGGTCCGCGCTCTCCGGGGCCGACCACTCGCACAGCCCTAGCCGCGGGTCGCCCACGCCGGTCTCGATGAACTCCCTAGCTTGATCTTGTAGGTCGTTCAGCACGACGGACCGCGCGTCACCCGCGTTGCTCAACGCCCAGATCTGCGCATCCAGCGGCGAGCATGCCGGCTCGAAAGCCTCCCACGCCTCGTAGCTGCGGTGCTGGCGCAACTCGTCCGCGATGCCGCGGTTGATCGTCAGCGACCGGCCGCCCTCCGAGTTGGCCGCGGCGATCAGATACCGGCCGACCCGCCCGTCATCGTCCGGGTACGTCCAGGACTCCGTCTCGCCGTTCGTACGCCGGAACCACTTCGCACCGGGCGCATGCTGATCATGAAACGCTGGCGTACGGCGTACCAGGTTGATCGCCTTGACCCAGGACTCCTTGGCGTACGGGATTTTCGTCGACGTGCCCAGCGTGATCGGGAACCGCTTGCGGAACTGCCAGTAGATCGAGAGCACCACAGGGAGCTCCGTCTTGCCGTTCTGCCGGGCGACCATCAGCAGGAAGATCCGGAACCGGGGCCGGCCGTCCGGCAGGAGCTCGCCACCGCGGATCACCGCGACCTCCTGCCACGGCAGCAGCGGATGACCGATCTCACGCGCGAAGTCGATCACCTCAAACCCGTACGACGTCGCCGGAGTGAGCACCCCCAGGGGGGGCGTTGCGATGCGCGGTTCAGCATTTCCGAGGATCGGCCGCGCCTGGAGGAGATCGGTCACAATCGGGCGCAATCAGTCGCGCGGGGAGAGGGATGCCGAACAGGGCGGGGTGTCCGCTGGCCCGGCCGCGGGAAAAAACCGGTCGCGATTTTCGTAACTCTCCGTAATTTTCACGCGTCGTCGATCTCGGACTACGAATCCGTCGCGCGCCTCCGCGATCATCACACGCTGCCACTCTCCGTCACGATGCGCGAGCACCTCACCCGAGAGCACATCACCCTGAGTTACCATCGTCATCCCCAGTTCGTGATTGGCCGGTTGGCCCGGTCGCCGCCGGCCGGCTCCCCGACGCGCAGATTGCACGCACGGCACGAGGCGACCAGGTGATCTGGCCGGTCGGCCGCGCATCCCACGCACTTGATCTTCCCGTGTAGGTGGTGGACGTGCCCGCCATGCAGCGGAGCGTACGTCGTGCACACGCCCTTGATCTTGAGTCGACACAGGTAGCCATCACGCAGCAGCACCCGAGCACGCGTCTCGCGCCATGCCCGGGTGCTACCACTCGACCAGCCCTTACTCACACCCAGATCGGTAGCACACAGAACGCGACCTCAGCGAGCACTACCGCGATGGTGCCGATCATGAGCGCATGGTTCGCCCACCACTCATTCATGACGCCGCTCGCGTACCTCGTCGATGGTCGGGAGGCGCCCGGCCACCTGGTCTCGTAGCTCACGCCAGACCTCGTCGTTGCCGAGGCAGACGCCGTTCGTGGCGATGTGACGCACCGCGCCACCGACGATCCCCACCTGGTAGCCGTGCTCGCATACGGGCGCACCGATGATCATCAGACGCCCCAGACCAGGTGGCCCCAGAGCACGCCCACCTCGATACCGATGATCAGCAGCTCAGCGGCCATGATCCGCACGAGGGCCTCGTACATCACTGCCACCCGAGCGGCTGAGGCTGAGGTGGCGGGTCGCACGTACGCGACCGGCTTGACCCCTGCTTGTGCGTGTGGACGACCCAGCCCTTGGCCGTGCAGTCACGGACGAACTTGTCGTCCACCGGGCCGCCCTGACCGCCGACCGCGCACGCCAGGACGATCACAGCGAACAGCGCACCGAGAGCGGCTAGGAGGCGCGCCCTCACTTGACGACCGGCTTGACCACGAGCGGCGCGCTGGTCATGGTCGTGGGCACCTCGATGTCGTGGGCCTTGAGGAGCTCGCGCGCCTTGGGCTGGTCGAGGATCTCGCGCGGGGTGCCGTAGGCGAACGTCATAGGCCCGTACGCGCCCTCTTTCAGGTCGAGCTCGCGGATCTCCGCCTTGAGCTCCGCAGCGCGTTTCTCAGCCTTGCGCTGGTCGCGGATCGCCGCGTCGTAGTCGGCCAGAATGAGACCGATCTGGATCTTGGTCTTGCGAGGCATCTTGTGCGCCTTTCAGTAGTTGGTCGGGGCCGGCACCAACCAGGACCGGCCCCGCAAGCGATGGTGCGCTATCGGTGCGACTTTGGCAACCCAAAGTTTCACGGAGCGTTAGTAAGGAACTAACAGTAAGTAACCGCGCGCACGTGTGCGTAGATACCGGAGTGATGTTCACCCTCAAAGTGCACCCATAGGTGGGGTATTGACATACGGCCCCTATGGGGGTACTCGCGTGGGAACACGGTTTTCTAGAAGAGCTTCTGGTGCACTTCTTCATCCAGCCCCAGGTCAGACCCCTCTTGATCTTGATCGGAGTCGATCAAGGGTGCACTTCTCACGTTGAGCCACGGCTTGTCCCGGTCCTTGATGAACACCGTGCCCGTGACGTGCAGCCCCCAGAACCCGCGCTGCCCGCGGCGCACCGCCGGCCGGAGCCCGGCCTGACGCAAGAGCTCCGTGATGTGCTGCACGCCCGTGTGCTTGTTACGGTCGCCCGAGTCGATCTCCTCCCATTCCCGGAACGCCTGAACCAAGATCGTCCCCTTATTCCAGACGTCCGAATCACGCACCACCGACGAGTCCGGGTCGTTGATCCACCGAATAGCACGGTTGGCCTTTTCGGCGAATTCCGCGTGTACCGTGTCGGCCGATTCCCCCCGGCTGAACTGGCCCCTTTCCATCAGCATCCGCAGCGCGTCGACCGCCTTGACCGCGATGCCCGACAGCTCCTCCGGGGTGGTGCACCGCTTCGACAGCCCCGGGTCTGGTTTCGTTGGCTCGTAAGGGAAGTTGATGACCTCCCACCGCCTCAGCCACCCCTTGGACGAGTCCGACGAGCCGATCATCTTGTTGGACGAGAAGATCGCCTTACCCCAGAACAGGAACTTGAAAGGATCTTTCCCTTTCCGTTCAGCGTCGATCTTGTCGTCCCCCGCTAGCTCCTTGATCCGGCCCGTATCCTCGATGAAACGGGCATCGATGTCCCCGCATACGTTGGCCAATTTGCCGTGCAATTCCGCCGACGCGAATTGCGTTTCCGCGAACCGTCGCAGCGGGATCGCCGAGAAGTTGTCCTCACCGACCATGGCCCGGGCCACGTTCAGCAGCACCCCCTTGCCGTTGCCGCCGCCGCCGATCAGCAGGAACAGCCGTTGCAGCGGGTTGCCCGACATCATCAGGTAGCCCAGTAGCTCCCACGCCCGCTGGAGATCATCCTCGGCGACCACCGACTTCAGGAACGCGTCGAACTCCGGGCACGTGGCCGTCGGATCCCACACCACCGGGAGCTGCACACTCGACGGGCACGCGTCATGGTGATCGAGCAGCACCGGATCGGGGTCGCCCGCCCAGCGGAGCAACCCGTTCTGCATGTTGATCAGATCGGGCACGGGCTCGACGTCGAACCGGGCGCACACGCTCGCCAGGACATCGGAGGTGGCGCGCCAGTGCGCCGGCCGGTACCGCTCGCCCAGCAGGCGCACCACCCGGCGCCGGACGGCCCGGTCATCCTGGCGCCACACCCCGCCCGTATAGATCCAGAACTGGCCACCGGGGTCAACCATCACCGGGCCTTCAGCGAGCACGGCATCCGCGAGCTTGCCCGCCTTCAGCCCGTACTCCGGATGGAAGAACGCGCTCCCGGTCGACCACGTCACTCCGACCAGCCTCTCCACGCCGCGCCCGCGGCCTCGTGACGACGTGCCATATCTTCGGCGCCGGCTCGCCAAGCCGCCGCCGCCCGCTGCTCGGCACCCACATCGCGCCCGCACGAGCACCGCCACGCCCACCAAGGCTGCTGCTTGACCGACTTATCGACACCCCACAGCCCTTTCGGCAGGATGTAGACCTCGGTGACGTGCGACGCGGGCGCGAACAGATCAAGCTGGCCCAGCATCCGGACTACGGTCTTCCATCGCCATGCGCGGCGCCGCGCCGCGGGCGAAGGCCGCGCGGGGGCAATCCGGGTCGTGTCCGGTGTCGGATGCCCGAACGCAGGTGCACCGAGGGCCATAATCCGCATTTTGTTGTACGGGAGCATGATCAATCTGCGATGCGCGCCGGTTGCAGCAGTGACATACGACGTCCCTTGACTCACGCAACGCGCGGTGAGCCGCAGCACATTCGTCGCACGCGCCGCCGCACGAGGTTTTAGCCCCGCACGTCTGGCAGTTCATAAGTGCGTCCGACCCGCCTACCCCCCGGTGCTGTCTCACGCCGTCCTGAACCCGCGCCAGCACGTAGTCGCCCACCTGCTCTACGAACCTCTCGCCCGCGACGTCAGTCACGGTCACACCGAGCATCGGCCCGTCACAGTGGACGTCCAACGCTTGGATGTAGCGGTCGAGCGCACGGGCCGCGCGGCGCCGCTCCCGGTCGCGGTACGCCTTAATGCGTTCGTCGCGCTGAGCGTCCGGGCCGGCCGGCCGCGGGCACTTCGGACCGCAGACGTACGTATGGTCCGGAAGATCGCTAAAGGTGGTGGTCTCGATGCACGTCGTGTGCGGGGGCAGCTCAGCCACGGCCGACCACCTTGCGCGCCTCGGCCAGGGCCAGAACCTCGTCGACGAGCAGCCAGCGCCGCGTCGACTCACGCTGGCCGCACTTCGGGATGACCGTCGTCAGCACGCCATCACGGGCGTACCGGCCGACCTGCTGGACGGACACGCCCAGCTTCTCCGCCGCCCACGCGAACGTGCAGCGGTCAACATCAGAAATAATCGTCATGCCGCCCAGTGTGCAACTATGATCCTCGTGCGTCAAGGATGTTCAGGCCTTGACACACAGGTTCGTCGACGCGCACGCTTACCGGCATGACACAGAACGAGCACCAAACCCGAGCCCTGTGGGCCACAGCCCTCCACCAACTCGCCGACGCCATCAACCAGGGCATCGTCGAACCGCCGCACGACGCCCACTTCTACTCCCACGACGTCAGCCCCCGGGAGCTCCTCCACGTGGCCGACAACAGCTACAAGACCGCGCTGCGGGTCACGAACGCGAACGGCCCGTACCCGAGCGTCACCGTGCCGGTCGGCGAACTCCTCGGGCTCAAGCTCGACTGGATCCACCTGTCCGTCCGACCCGGCGACGCCACACAGGCCCTCGCCGCGATCGAGAACTACAAGACCCACAACACGGTGTGCGTGCCGCTCAGCGAGTCCCCCGACGGCGCGGTCTCCGCCACTTTCCCCGGGGATCTGACCGCCTGATGCCCCGGCCGCCCAAGCCGCCCCCCCAGCACGTGCTCGACCTTATCCGTAAACACGGTGGCCGGATCACCCAGCCGGCCCCGGCCAAGCCGGCACCGAAAAGGCTCCCATGGTGGCGCCGGGGCCAGGGTAGGCACCGATCATGACAGAGAGGAAACCATGGTCTCCAGAGACGACCACGCCGGAGTCGTATCAGCCGCTCGTGCAGCTATCGCCGAGGTGCAAGAACTACTGGCACTGGCGACTGACCGCGCTGAGGTGGCGGTTGGGCTCATTGACTCAGCAGTGGGCGCGACTCCGGTCGAGTCTGGCCGCAACGCCATGGCCTACATGGGTGGCTGCCGCGAAAAGATCGACGAGGCGTTCAACGCCACCTCGGTAGCCCAGCAAGAGCTGGAGCGGTACGGGGGCGGCTTCTAGGACTGGCCAGGGCGGCACGCGCGCCCTCGATGACCGTGCCGCTCAGGCTGAAACGAACGGCCGACCCTGCTTTCCCGGGGTCGGCCGTTCTATTTTGCGCTCTGCTATGCCGGGCCGAACCCGTTGTCGGCCGCCGCGAGCAGCTTGGCCAGGGGCGAATCCGTCGGCAGGGCCGCGTTTTCGGTGTCCTTGTCGTCACCGACCAGCACGCCACGCAGCTTCGCCCCGTCCCGCAGCCGGTCACCGACGGTCCGGTTCGGGTGTGCTGCGTCGTCGATCTTCACGTCCAGCACGCCGGCCACCGCCGCCTGCACGGTGCTCTTGATCCACGCCTTGTCTTCGGTCGTCAGGCTCACCAGATCCTCCAAATGCCACGAGGCCTGGGAAGCCTCTTTGCCCGAATCGTACGATGCGCTGAAATGCGCGTGTTCCCGGTGCTGCGAAGCCCCGGTGTAAGTGCGCTCGCGCCAGCCGTTGCTCGCCTCCCAGATGCGCTGGTAGTAGATCACGTACCGCAGCCTGGTCTCGGCCCCCGATCGGCACCGGGCGAGCAGGAACTGAACGACCTCCTCCATCGACAACCCCGGGGTACGGAGGTCGGAGTCGACGTCGATCGCGTGCACCTCGTTGATCTTGTCCGGGTCGTGGATCGGCACCGACCCGGTCTCGTCCGGGTTGTGGTCGGACACCTCGTGCTGGTGGGCGGTGTCACCGACGGCGCCGTCCGACGTGTGGTCGCGACCCGGGGCGATCAGGTCGAACTCTTCGAACAGGCGTTTCAACGACGCGATCAAGATCCAGTCAGACACGAGGTGCCCTCGCGATCTGCTCCCGGAGCTCGCGCACCTCGTTCTGTAGCGCGGTCAGGTTGCCGTTGGTGTTGTCCTCCGCCTTGCTCGACGACCGGGCCGCGGCCACCGACGCGACTGCGGTTGTGCCCAGCAGCGGGTACACCAGTAGCTGACCGATGGTCTGAACCCACTGGCGGAACTCCGTCGTGTCCGCCCCGTTGATCGTCAGGACCACGTACGCGCCGACGATGGACAAGGCGAGCAGGCCACACACCAGGATCACCGTCACGGTGACCGCCGTGGGTGCTTTCTTCAGCCACTCCATGAGCACAGCTTCCTCCTGACGGCTGTTGATCACAGCCTACGGCCACCGTCTGACATTTCTAGGGCGCGGTCTCCTGGACCATCACCGTCACCGACGAATAGATGCCGATCTGTTCGTTCGCGCCCGTCGTACCCAGCAGGGTCACCGTGTACGCGCCGGCCGCGCCCAGCGTGATCTGATCGGCGTTCGACGCGGTCATGACGTCGTTCACCGCGCCAGCGTTCCACTGCGCCAACGCGAAATTGTTGGTGTCCTGAGCGAACGCCGACGGACCGACCACATGCGGCCGGGCGGAGATCAACGTCGTCGCCGCGCCCGTCGGGTCAGCCCGGATCGTCCACCACAGGGACAGCTTCGCGCCGGCCGTAGCCGTAGTGAACGCGATCGAGATACCCGGCACCGCGGCGCCCGACGAGGATGCCGGCAGCGCGCTGCTGGCCGTTGCCGTGATCACGTTCGGATACAGCCGGTTGATATCGCCAGCCGCAATGACATCCCCACCAGCGACCATCGTCAGGCCCCCGCTTCCTTCCTCGTTGTAGACGTACCGGGCCGCCCGGTACAGCTCCACGCTGTCACCCACCGCATGGGTGGACACCACACCGTTGATCGACCGGGTCACCGTGGCCGTCTGCACGTTGGCCACCGGAGCCGAGAACGCGCCCGTGACCCGGACCCGCTCGCCCGAGTTCAGTACCAGGTCGTAGCCGGTCGCTGTGGTCGACCAGCGATCCAAGCTGTCGGTCAGCAGCACCGCCAGCGACGTCGACGTAGTGGTCATGGCCGTGTTCACGCTGGAGCTGCGCACCGTGTACCGGGCGGTGCCGTACACCCCGGAGTTCCACTGCTCCCCCGGCACGCACTTCATCGACACGGTCCGGGTCGTGTGCCCGATCTGATGGGTGAACTGGATGACCTGCAACAGCACCGGATCCGGCTCGACCCCCGCGAGGGTGATCGTGTCGCCCGGCCGGAGCCCGGCCACCGCCGTCTTGTAGCCGGGGTTCGCCAACAGGTCCACCGTCACCTGCAAATAGCGGGGCCGATCCAGGGTGCCCAGCCGCAGCTCCCAGCCGGCCCGGTCATCGATCAGTCCGTCATTGGCCATGTTGACGTCGACCTGGCCGCGGACCTCACCGATCCCCGCGGGCGGGTTCGCCGTGGACATCGACCCGGACGTCTTAGCGACCGTCGCGGAGGTGCCGGAGCTGTTGTTCACGGTCATCCGGTTGGCCACGCCGACTGGGCCGATCTGCTTCAACAGCGGCGGGGCCACGTCCACGCCATAGGTGAGGTCCATCTTCGAGGTCTGCCCGTAGCGGGCCATCCTCGTCCGGAACGTCACCCCCAGCGAGCCTGTGGTGTCCCATTGCAGGCCGCCCTCAGTGATCACACACTCGTCGAGCAGGTCGAACAGCAGGCCCGGCTTCTGCGGCCCCATCGGCATGGTGTCGGTGTTCGAGCCGATGATGAACGCCGAGATCCCCACCCCGGTCAGCAGCCGCGACCAGCGGTCGAAAGCACGCTCGCCCTTGTAGCCGTTGAACACCTGAGTCGGGTTGTAGCCGCCGGCCAAGTCCAGGGTCGTGTCGGTCACCGCGAACACGTGCCCGTACGAGGCGCCGGAGGTGTACGCGTTGGACAGCACCGCCCACGTCTGCGGCCGGCCGGTCCCACCGAACGCGTAGGTCGGCATCGTCACGCCCAGGATCGACGACGCATCCTGGGCGTACCAGGCCGGCTCGACCGTGACGAGCCCGGCCGCGAACGTGACCTTGACCCGGGCGCGCATGAACGAGTTGGGCGACACCCCACCGAAGATCGACCCCAGGTTCGACAGCAGCGTCCCATCATTGGCAATCACGTTGAACGTGAACTGCGTACTGGAGATCTGCCACTCGAAACGGACGCCGTCGGTAGTCGTGAAACTGAAGATCGTCAGGTTAGTGGCGGTCAGCGTCGCGGGGATCCGCATCGACCAACACACCTGGTACCCGTTGCCGGACGCGCGCAGGAACCGCCCCGACAGGGCCCCATCCGAGCCCAACTGAATGAGCTCCGCAGAGCCCGACGGCCCCGGGTCGCCGCCCCACGTCACCGACCCGGACGCGACCCCGGCCGGTCCCGCCGTCTCGTTCTGTAGCGTGCTGCCGCCCGCGCCGCCCTCACCCGTCCAATAGCCCAGCAGCGTCGGATACTTCACGATCTCCGTATACATGGGTGACCGCAGTGGCTCTTTCCACTGGTTCTTGATCCGGTCGAGGATCCCCATCGCCTTATAGGCGACCGTCGATACACCCTTCAGCGGGGCAGTCGGCACGTGATCAATCGTGCGGTCCACCACCCATTCGGACGACTCGGCGGCGGCAAGCTGCGCGCCATCGACCACGAGCTGGAACGGGGTCTGCCGGCCGATCTTGTGGTACAGCGGGCCGAGCGGATTCGACGGGTCCATCGACAGGTCGAAGTTGTCCCACGTCAAGGAGACCTCTGACGGCTGTGTACCGGACGACGGATCCGGGCCGATCGTCGCGGTGATCTCCTGAGCGATGAACGCTTTTTTCGTCGTGTACACGCCGTCGATCAGTAGCTGCGCGGCGACCGTGTTCGCCATCAGCGCACCGCGCCCGTGGAGATACCGAGCAGGTCCGGCCGGCCGCCCTTACGGGACACCGAGTCCTTGATGATCTGGATCAGTGCGTCGCCCATCCGCGTACCGTCCGACCCGATCGGCACCACGTTGCCGCCGCCGGCCGACGCACGCGATTGGACCACCTCGCCGCCCTGTAGCAGCGCCACCTGAGGCGACCCCACGGGGCCGGGCACCACGCCGCCGGCATGGAAGGTGGGCAGTTGCGGGACGCTGATGGTGTTGCCGCCGATGAACGGCACCCACCCCGGCACCGACCACGACAGCCGGCCGACGGTGGCGTTCCACGCCCGGGCGATGCCGTTGAACGCCGCCTTGTACGGGGCCAGGATGAACGATGCCACCTTGGAAAACGCCGACCCGATCCAGCCGGGGATCTTCTTCAGGAAGTTCCACGTGTCCGCGGCGGCTGACTTGATCCACGACCAGGAGGCGCGCCACGCCCTTGAGAACCAGTCGGTCTTCTTCGCGATGAGGACGATCACCGCGACCAGGGCGACGATGCCGACCACAATCCACGTGATCGGCGATGCCAACAGGGCCGAGTTCATCAGCCACTGCGCGGCCGCCCAGACCTTGGTGCCGGCCGCGGCCACCTTCTGGGCGACCGTCTGCGCGATCGTCGCCACCTTGGTTTCGGCCAGCGTCAACAGCAGCGGGGCGAGACCGCCGGCCAGGTCTGCCCAGCCCTGGATGTAGGCCACGATGCCCTGCTTACCCGGGCCCTGCATGATCGTTGCCGTGCCGTCGATGACGTCGTGCACGCCGATGATGTTGCGCTCCGAGTTGTCGGCCGCCTCACCCACCTTGCCGAACCCGTTCGCCGACTCCCCGGACTCATGCTTGATCCGCTGTGACGCTTCGCCGACCTCGTCACCCATCCGCTTGGAGGCGGTGCCGACGTTGTCCATCGACGCGACTAGCGGCTTCTCTTCGCCCGCGAAGGTCAGCTTCACCTGGTTAGCCATGTCAGCTCACCTCAAGTCCGGCCGACCGGGCAAGCTCCGTCAGCCCCTTGGTCATCAGGTCGGTGATGTCGTTGTGGTGGATCCGTAGACCCCGGTACACGTAGCGGCCCTCACGGATGAACGGCCGCGCGGGCGGCCGGCCCCGCCGCCGGCCCTCGCCGCCGAAGTCGAGCCACGGCGTATACGGGGCCCGGCTCCCACCGATCGCGACCCGGGCCGCCCGCTGCGACGATTGCAGCTTGATCGACCCCTTAGCCCGGCCGCTGCGGACCTCGATATGAGCCCGGGTGTAGTCGACGATCAGGCCGCCCGCCTCGTTCAGCACGAGACGGATCTGCCGCGGTAGGCCGGCGTCGACGTCCTTGAGGGCGCGCTGGAACTCCCGTAACCCCGTGATGACGATCTTGTCTTCGCTGCTCATGCCAACCCGACCTGACGGCGCTGGCCCTCACGGGCGTAGTACCGCGACCAGCGCACGAACTCGCGGTTGCTCATGCGCTCCTCCAGCTCCGCCACCGTGCCGATGCCCAGCTTCTCCGCCAGCAGGTAGGTGAACTCTAGATCAGGATCGCCGTCGAGTTCGAGATACGCCGCTTTTCCCGGCGCCCTCCACCATGCTGGACAGTTCACCGATCTTGCGGGACACCGCCTCCAGCGTGTTCGAGTCATCGGTGTCGCCCCACGCCAGCACGTCCTCCGGAGTCATCACCGGGTCGACCAGCCCGGCCGAGATCAGGAACGCGTCCCGCTCCCGAAGGTTTTCGAGCTCCGCCACGTGCAGCGCCTCGCGCCGGTTGAGGCTCCGAACCGTCACCGACCCGGACCCGTCCGGGAGCTCGAATACCTCGTGCCCCTGCTTACGCGCCAAGATCTGATCGCGCGTCAGATTCGCCATGATCCCCGTGTCTCCTATCGCTTACGGCTGAGTTGTCCGGCTAACCGGCCCGGTCACTTCCCACTCCCCCGACCACGTCACGATGTCATCGAACGGGGAGCTGACGTCGAACTTGCTCAGGATGGCCGTGAACACCTCCTGCGGCTTGCCCGTACCCGCGCCCTGAACCTGCCGGGTGAACGAGAACGAGGTGCCTTCCTTGCCCTCCAGCAGCGTCGGCGTGCCGGTGGTCGCGCCCACGTCGTAGCTGCCGGACGCCGTGAACTTACCGTCGACCACGCCGCCGGTCTTGGTGCGGGCGGACACGCCGTAGCCGGACGTGTCGTGGACGTCCGCCGACCCGGAGAAATTGGACGTCTTGGTGGCGAGGCTGATGTCGTTCGCGCCGATCTTGAGAACGGTCAGCTTGCCGTGAGTCGGAGTGAAGGCCATGGTTTACGCTCCCGTGCCGATGAGGTCGAAGTGCAGCAGCGCACCGAGGTAGACGTCAGAGGCGCCCGCGAACGACACCGTGTCGAAAGTGATGCTAGTCAAGGTCACGTCCGCGACCGTCGTCCATGTCACCGGATCCAGTGCGGCCGCCGCGAGCGTCGCCAGACGGAACACATCCTTGAGTGCCTGACGGGCGACGACCCGGCCGACGACCACGACCAGCACCACATCCGACACCTTCCACATGCCGCGGTAGGTGCCCCGCTCGATCGAGTCCGGCAGCAGGAACGTGGCCCCCGGCGCCTGTGGCTTCTCGCTCCACTTCGTCACCCGGAGCCCGGGGACGCCGGCAGTCAGCTTGCCCTCAGCCTCCGTGAAGAACGCGTCAAGATCGAACATCAGCCCGGCCGCCTCGTCCGGGACAGACCGGCCAGCGACAGCGACACGTCCGGATCGAGCTTGTCGAGCAGCTTCGTTTCGGAGCTCTGATCGGGGGAGCCGGCCGTACCCGCCGGAGCGTCGCGCCGGAACGCCCACCGGGCGACCTGAAGTTTGGTCGCGGTGACGACTTGGGTTGGCACGGTCGTCCAGCCCCACGTGCCCGTGAGCGTGTTCAGGATCGGCGCGCCCGGGGTCGACCGGATCGGCCAGGCCGTGACCCCCAGGGCCGTCCAGGGCTGTCCGTCGGCCGGGGCGTTGTCCGGCAGGAGCACCGCCCCCGACGATGCGTACGCCACCCCGTTGACGAGTAGCCCGGCCGCGGTCATCAGGTCATCGATGCGTAGCACCCACAGACCGGACGTCTGATCGTAGGCCGGGGGCCGCCGGTACACGCGGGCCACCGGAGCGGCCAGCACCCCGAACTGGCGATTACAGCGCCGGTCGATGGCGCGGGACGCCGTAGTGATCAGCCCGGAGATCTCCGTGTCGTCGACAGTGTCAGCTACCCGCAGGTAGCTTTTCGCTGCGGCGAGGGTGAGGTAATCGGGCGCCCACGTCATCTCGGCCTACTGCTCCGGGTCTTCCTCATCGACGACGTCCACCGCGGGAGTCTCGTTCGCTGCGGTTGCCGCCGGCCCGCTGATGCCCGGGGTACCCGCGACCGACGGATCGATCTGGCCCGGGGCGACCGACGGATAGATGAAGTCGACACCCTCAACCGCGTTGCTGCTGCGGCCGCGGATGCGATCGAGGTCCGCCGGTACCGGGGCGTCACCCAGATCGACGTCACGCTGTCCCTCCGGGAGTCGGGCCCGCACCTCGTCCGCGGTCAGCAGCCGGCCGCCCACGTTCACCACACCCCGCGCGGCGAGCTCCTGACGGTCGCCCTCCGAGAGCATGAACGTCTGCTGCGGTGCGACCACCCGGCCCGGGCCGCCGCCGGCCGCGGCGAGCTGACGACGCAACGCCTCGTTCTCCGCCTTCAGCCGGTCCCGGTCCTTAGCGATGTCATCCTTCGTTTCGGCCATGGCCGCCTCCCTGGTTGATCTTGCATGTTTCACGTGAAACAGGGGCGCGGCGCCCCCACGGGGATGAAGGGCGCCGCACCGTCCGAGACGACCTAGACCGGGTCGTAGACGAGTTCCCGCGCCCGCGTGAAGTCGGTGGACGCGATCGCCTTGTAGCCGAAGATCCCCATGTCGACCCACGCCACCCGCCACTGCAAGTCGATCCGCTGCGGCGTCGACACCCACGCGCACATCACGTCCGGGTCGAACATCCACGACGACGCGGCGACCGAGCCGGTGGCCGCGGTTGCCCACGCCGGCACGAACGTCTTGCCGCGCACGTTCAGATAGTTCTGCTCCGGGCCCATGGTGCCGCTGGCGTTCATCGCGCCGAACGTCGGGTAGAGCGGCCGGCCGGTAGTGTCGACCGCCTTGGCCAGCTTCTGGTAGAGGTCGATCTGCGTGAACACCTTGTTGAACCGGTCGCCGCCGCGGATGTACTGCAAAGCGGTCACGGCCGACGCGATCGACTGATCCATGACCGCGTCCGTCACCGCGATGCCCAGGTTGATGTCGGTGATCGACGCCGCGTTCGCGACGAGGAACGCCTGGATCGCCGCTTCGATCCCCTCGTACCAGGCGCGGGTCATCTGTCGCCAGATCAGCCCGGACATCTGTGGGTTGCCGCCCTGGTCGAACGCCTCCCGCGTGATCTCCACCTTGCCCGACAGGGCGGTCGGGGTGATGGTTTGCGCGGTCGCGGTGAACGTGCCCGGGGTCGGCTCCGTGCCCGTGACGTGGTCGGCGACCAGGCCGGACGACGAGTTGAACTTCGGGATCACGAACGGGGTCACCGTGTCGAGCGTGCCCTTGTTGAACGCGTCGTACATCGGGTACAGGAATTCAAGCTGATCCACGTAGAGGTCCGGCTTGTTGGCCGGGTAGTTCAGGTTCGTGACGTTCGCGGGGGTGATCGCGAAGGCCTGGGCGGGCGGGTCGAGCCGGCCGAGGTCGCGCTCGGTGAACGCGTGTTCGAGCCAGGCCTGGATCCGGCCGCCGGCCGCCGCGCGGTCACCCTGGCTGTCCGGGCTGTACGCGGTCACCAGGTCGGAGCTGAAGTCGTGGGTGCCGTTGCGGAGGTTGCCGAACCGGTCGTAGCGGTACGGGAGCGGCTCGTTCACTTCGGCCGCGCCGTGATTAGCGTTGACGGCGACCGGGCCGGCCGGGGCGGGCGCCGGGGCCGGAGCGGGAGCGGCGTTGACCGCCATCCACTGTTGCCACGCGGCGAACTGTGCCGCTGTCGCCTGGTCGCCCACCGGTGCGGGAGCGGCCGGGACGGGCGCCGGGGCCGGGGCCACGGGCACCGGGGCGGCCGGGAGCTGACGGGCGAACGTCGCGCACGCGATGTTGGCCGCGTGGCGCTGCCCGCAGTGCTGGCATGGGTCCATGGTTCCTCCGGTCAAGCTCGCGGCCACGGTGGTCACGCGTGCGTCATCGAATGCGGGCAGATAGGTACTGGACGTTTCACGCCACGTGGCGCGCTGGACGTTGATCACGCCCTCGTCGTCGATGGTGATGTCCCCGTCTTCAGGGTCCAAGCTGAAATCGACGCCCACCGACAGCCCGGTGTACAGGCCGTTCTGCGCATCGTAGAGCAGTTGATCACGAGCCATCTTGACCGAGGACCCGTCCGGACCGCCGAGCACGGACAGCGCCACGACCGGGCCGGCCGCGCCGTCGGTGATCGACCGGTGGAACCCGACCGGGGTTCCGTGATCTTGCAGGTGCGGCATGCGCTCGGGCGACGAGTACTCCAGCGACCCGGGCAGGAACCGGTACTTCATCCCGTACTTGTCGGCCACCGCGTTGTACGGCACCGCCAACCCCGTGATGGTGCGCGCCGTAGCGTCCACGGTCGGGGCGGCCGCGGCCCCGTCGAAGTCACGCGCGTCGAAGGTGAACGCCGGGCCGGCCGCG